CTAAAAAGCGTAGGATCGCTGCGGGTTCTGGCGAAAAAATGAGACCAGTTGGAGCAAAAGGTGCGCCTACCAAACAGGCGTTTATTAATTCGGCTAAAACAGCTAAAATAGTTAAACGTTCAGCGAGAGGAAGATAAATGGACTACAACGCAAGTAACACAAATAGCCACAAGCTTATGGCTATGGGCAAACCAATCAAAGCCGCTAAAGGAGGCGAGATGAAAAAATCTGCAACTAAAGCTTCTAGTGGGGCAAAAGCTGATCGCCAAGGTCGTGCTTTGCTACCCGGCAAAATGGCTAAAAACTTGCCTATGATTGCACCACAGTCTGCGTATAAAAAAGGCGGAGATGTAAAGCCTTCCGCTTACGACAAGATGCAAGATAAAAAATTGGCTGCTCACGCAGGCAAGCCAGCAAAGGTAGCCCACAAAAAAATGGGCGGTATGATGAAACGTGGATGTAAATAAGGAGCTATCATGAGCAAAAAACGTGGCGTAGGTGCAGCAATCAAAGGTTTTGGTGCAGTGTTCTCTGAGACAACTGAGCAGGCTAAAAAGCCAGCTCCTGTCGATGTCAACTTTGACAAGCAGAAGTACGAAGGTACTGTAGACACACCAAAAACTCAGCGCATTCCACAACCTACCAGCTTCTAATAACTAATGGCCACGTCAGGTACAACTACCTTTGACCTGGACATTGAGGAACTGATTACCGAAGCGTACGAGCGTTGCGGTATTGAGTCTCGCACAGGTTACGATTTAAGAACGGCAAGGCGCTCGCTGAACTTGCTGTTTTTAGATTGGGCTAGTCGTGGCTTAAATTTATGGACTATAGAAGAACGATCACAGGCTTTAACCGCCAACGTATTCGAATACAATTTACCCACTGATACAGTAGATGTGTTGTCTGCGGTGGTTCGTTCTCCCCAAAGCCCCGGACAAAACATTGACATTACCCTCAATCGTTTTAGCCAAGCAGAATGGCTGCATACACCAAATAAGACAGGCACTCTAGGGCGCCCAGCGCAGTTTTACTACCAGCACACTAATCAGCCAAAGGCATATTTCTTTCCTTGCCCAGATAATTCCCAGCCATACACTTTTGTGTATTACGCTATTCGCAGGATTCAAGATGCTGGCGGTTTTACTAATACAGCAGATGTAAATTTTAAGTTTTTGCCCTGTTTGGTTTCAGGTTTGTCTTATTTTATTTCGATGAAAAAAGCGCCAGATCGTATGGTTCTTCTTAAGCAAATCTACGAAGAAGATTTTAAGAGAATTGCTGATTTTGACCGTGATCGGGCTAGTTATTATGCTGTCCCAGATACTCGACTAAATTACTAATGGCTTATGCACAAGGACGACTTGCTTGGGGTGCCTGTGATCGCTGTGGACAGCGATTCTTGCTTAACGCCCTTCGCAAAGAGTGGCAGGGTCTAAAAACATGTCAATATTGCTATGAGCCAAAACATCCACAATTGGAGCCACGCCGTAATGTCTCAGACGCTATTGCACTGCAAGAACCTCGCCCAATTCCTGATGATACGTTTAACGTATATATTGGCGTCATTGGAGATAGCGCTATCGGGGCTGATGGCATGGTTCCTGTACCTGTTTCTAATCCGACCATTGCAGTAACCTACGCAGGCAACATGAAAGCAACGGGATCATGAACTACTTAGAGCTAAAACAAGCAATCAAGGATTACACCGAAAACTTCGAACAGACGTTTGATGACAATATTCCTGTCTTTGTAAAGCAGGCAGAAAAGCGCATATATAACACCGTTCAGTTCCCTTCCTTACGCAAGAACGTAACGGGAAACTTGACTAATGGTAATAAGTATCTATCTACCCCAAGCGACTTTTTATCAGTCTATTCCCTGGCTATTGTAGTCAACGGAGAGTATTACTACTTGATTAACAAAGACGTGAACTACATTCGGGAAGCCTATCCAAACCCTAATACTACCGGCGTCCCCAAGGTTTACGCTATTTTTGGGCCACAGCTTACTTTCCCAAACGAGCTTAGCTTAATCCTTGGACCAACCCCAAATAGTGGCTATTTGGCTGAGTTGCATTATTTCTTCTACCCACAGTCTATTGTGGATGCAGGCACTTCTTGGCTTGGCGATAACTTTGACCCTGTATTGCTTTATGGCTCGTTGCGTGAGGCTTACTTATTTATGAAAGGCGAGCCTGATTTGATCGCTAACGTAGAGCAAAAATACAACGAAGCCCTTGGACAGGCTAAACGCCTTGGTGATGGCCTTGAGCGTCAAGATGCTTACCGTTCTGGTCAAGTTAGGGTTCCGGTGACCTAAAATGCTGACACAAACTCTAACCACCTCGTTTAAGCGAGAAATCCTAGAAGGCGTCCATAACTTTTTGACGGACACCTTTAAGATTGCACTTTATACCTCTACTGCCACTTTAGGACCAAATACTTTGGTCTATACCTCGTCTGGAGAAGTCACTCCTCAAGGTACTTATGCGGCAGGAGGGCAGATTCTTACAGGCACTATCCTAAGCACAGGAAGTGGGGTTGCTTACGTAACTTTTAATAATCTAACCTGGACTAGTGTTTCCTTTACTGCTCGTGGAGCGCTGATATACAATAGCAGCAAAGGGAATAAATCAGTCGCTGTATACAATTTTGGTACGGATCAGACTGCGGGAGCCTTGAATGTATTTAACATCACAATGCCCCCAAATACCGCAAATGAAGCAATTATTCGCATTCTTTAAGGAGCTAAAAATGCAAGTTGAAAAATTAAGCGTTGAGGACAAGGTTTCTAGCACCTTAACCAAGGCGATGAAATCTGGTGATTCTGCCCGTGCTACGGGTAAATATAAGATTGAGTGTGTAGACGCTCAAGGCAATGTTAAGTGGGTGCTAGAGCCTTCTAACTTGGTTGTAAACGAAGGTTTACAGGATATGAATACCAAGTATTTTACTGGCGTAACATACAGCGCTGCTTGGTATATTGGCTTATACGGCGCTGCTGCGTCTAATAACCCAGTTGCTGGTGATACCGCAGCGGTCCACGCCGGCTTTACCGAGATTACCCCCTACAGCAACGCTACCCGCCCTGCCTGCACCTTTGGCACAGCGACTACGGCTGACCCTTCTGTTATCAGTAATTCTGCCTCTCCAGCAGCGTTTAATATCAACGCTACCTCGACTGTAGGTGGTGCGTTCTTGATTAGCAATAACACCAAGGGTGGTTTTACCGGTGTATTGTTTTCTGCTTCTGATTTTGCAGCTCCTGGCGACCGCACAGTAGCTTCTGGTGATGTTCTAAACGTAACATATACGTTTAGTTTGGACGCATAAGGACACGAATATGTTTAAAAAAGGCGAAGTAGTAAAGGTAAAAGCAGTTGTTCCAGAAGGCCCAGTAATTGCCCTACGCATGTCTGAAGAAGGCGTAGTGTCTTACTTAATCGAGTGGAATGACGGGGAAACAACCCAACAGCGTTGGTTTGAGCAAGATCAGCTCGTAGCGGGTTAATCATGCCAGACGGCGGCTGGAGCTCAGGCACCTGGGGCGAAGCCGGATGGGGCATGTCGGTATATTACCGAGATGCCAATGAAATAGCCGCCGGATCAGACGCCGTATCTGCAGCACAAACCTTTGGGGTAGCTGTTGCGGAGACCGCTACGGCCACGGATTCTATCTCTGCAGCACAAACCTTTGGTACGGCCGTAAGCGAGTCTGCTGCTGGCTCTGATGCGGTATTGGTGGCTGCAAGCTCGTTTGAGGTGTCCGTAAGTGAAATAAGTGCAACAACGGACTCATTTAGTGCTACCCAGTTGTTTGCTACCGTTGTCAATGAGACTGCCGTAGCCACAGACAATATTGCTGCACTGCAAACATTTGCTACCGCTGTCAACGAAAGTGCGGTTGCTTCTGAGTCACAGTTTGTAGCTGGCAGTAGCTTTAATTCTTCTTTTAATGACATTGCTGCCGGGTCGGATGCCATATCGGCTACTCAAGCTTTTGCCTCGGCAGTCAATGAGACCGCTACCGCTACCGACGCTGTTTCTTCAACCCAGCAGTTTGCTACCTCTGTAAATGAGACCTCAGTAGCCCTGGATTCCGTATCCTCTTCCCAGAACTTTGCCACCGCCGTAAGTGAGTCGGCTTCTGGGGCAGACAACATTTTTGCTGGGCAGGTATTTGCCTCCGCAGTAAGTGAGTCCGCCGCTGGGGCAGACGCCCTAGACGCTGCTTTTGCTTACTTTGTTGATGTCAGCGAAACAGGAGTAGCTTCCGACCTTGTAGAAGCGTTACAGAACTTTGTTGTAGCTATAAATGAGTCCCTTACGGCAACAGGCGTAATGGACCCGGCAGGAAGTACCTTCTATGCTGGGTTTACCGATTCGGGTAGGGTTGCCGTGATAGTTTCAACTCCCTCTAGTATTTTTGTTGCCTCTGTAATAGAATCGTTAACAGCGACAGATTCAGTTACTGCAAGGCTATTTTGGGAGCCAATTGATGATAACCAAACGATTACGTGGGCTGCTATCAATGATGACCAGCCCTCAAGTTGGACTCAGGTAGATGACTCCCAAAATCCTACCTGGACTGAAATAACGACCGTATAAGGACTAGATATGCCATCCACCTTTTCCCCGCTAAAAATAGAGCTTATCGCTACTGGCGAGCAATCTGGAACATGGGGCGCTACTACCAACACTAACCTTGGCACGGCCCTTGAAGATGCTATTACGGGTTCGGCAGATGTTGCCTTTTCTAGCGCTGACGTCACAGTTACCCTTACAGACACTAACGCAGCTCAAATAGCTCGTAATTTACGCTTAAATTTAACAGGAACTTCTGGCGGGGCGAGGAACTTAATCCTTGGTTCTGGATGCCAGATCGAAAAACTGTATCTCATTAATAACGGATTGGCGGACGCAGTCACCGTTAAAAACACCAGCGGTTTAGGCGTGGCCGTACCTGCTGGTAAAACCATGTTTGTATACAACAACGGCACAAACGTTGTTGACGCTATTACCCACCTTAGCTCACTTACCCTGACTACAGCATTGCCTGCCGCTTCGGGCGGTACAGGGCAAACAAGCTACACCGCAGGAGACTTGTTGTATGCCACGGGCACAACGGCACTTAGCAAACTAGGGATTGGCTCAAGTGGCCAAGCCTTGGTTGTAAGCGGAGGAACCCTAGCTTGGGCTACTGCATCTGGTACTACAACAAACTCATTAACAATCGCCACTACTGGTGGAGCCGCAGCTCCTGTTACATTTAATGGTAGCGTAGCAAGAACAATTGATTACAGTACGGTTGGTGCAGACCAAGCGGGTACGGCTGTAGCACTAGCAATCGCATTAGGATAAGGAAAAAACATGCCAAATACATTTACCTCGTATGTCAACAAAGACGTTGGAACTTCTCCCGCCACAGTCGTGACGGTTGGCGCTTCAACACAAACTACCGTTATCGGTATGTCCGTGGCTAACACCACGTCTAGCCCAATCACAGTAAATGCTTACATTACCCGTTCAGGTGTTGATTATTACTTGATTGAGACGGCAACCGTGCCAGTAGGCAGTTCGCTTGTCATCGTGGGAGGCGACCAAAAGGTCGTATTGATTACCAGTGATGCTCTGAAGGTTGTCTCTTCGGCTGCTTCATCAGCGGACGTAGTAACCAGCGTGTTGAACATCACCTAAGAGGAAACTATGCCATACCTCGGAAATACACCAACTACCCAGAGCTTCATCTCTGGCACTGACTACTTTAATGGCACAGGCTCACAGACTGCGTTTACCTTATCCCGCACCGTAGCCTCGATCAATGACATTCAAGTCACAGTCAACAACGTAGTCCAGCAGCCTAACGATGCCTACACCATTAGTGGCACAACGCTGACCATGACCTCCGCACCATCTGCTGGAACGAATAATGTCTATGTGCGGTATCTCAGCACGACTACTCAGGCAATTACACCAAGCCAGAACACCGTAAGTTGGAGTACGCTTGACAGCAATGTTCAGGGTGATTTAGGTATTAGCTTTAAGAACCGTATCATCAATTCCAACATGGTCATCGACCAGAGAAACGCTGGTGCTAGTGTTAATCCTACAGACGGACAATACTGTATAGACCGTTGGATACTTTTTACCTCTCAGGCATCAAAATACACAGCACAACAAAATGCTGGTTCTGTAACCCCTCCAGTAGGGTTTACGAATTACCTTGGCATTACTTCTTCTTCTGCCTATTCTATTACTTCTTCTGACTATTTTATTGTGGAACAAAAGATAGAAGGCTTTAATGTTGCCGATTTAAATTGGGGCAGTGCAAACGCTAAAACAGTTACGCTATCTTTTTGGGTTCGTTCTAGCCTAACTGGTACTTTTGGCGGGGTATTAAAAAATAGTGCTGGTAATAGAAGTTACCCATTTACTTATACTATTTCTGCCGCAAACACTTGGGAATACGAAACAATAACTATTGTGGGCGATACAACTGGCACTTGGCTTACAACTAACGGAACTGGCATTCGCCTTCAGTTTGGTCTTGGTGTTGGTTCTAGCCTAAGCGGTCCAGCAGGTGCATGGGCAGCAGTAGGGTATGCATCAGCCACAGGCGCAACATCCGTAGTAGGAACAAACGGAGCCACGTTCTACATCACAGGCGTACAGCTTGAAGTAGGCACACAGGCAACGACATTCACAACGGCTGGTGGTTCGTATGGTGCGGAATTGGCACTTTGCCAACGATACTTTCAAAAATCTTTTGCAACTGAAACCGCACCAGCAAATGGTTTAGGTGATTATAGTTTTCAATGGAACTCTGGTGGTGCTTACAATGTAATAACAAGCCAATTAAAAGTGTCTATGCGAGCTACTCCAACCAATACTTTTTATAATCCAAGGTCAGGTGGAACTGCTGGTTACATGACGGATGGAACAAACGATTACACAGTAAGAAATTCAAATTGGAATAATAATTTTGTTGGCATAGATTCTTATCCACAAGGTGCTTTATCAAGTAAAACTTTGTATGTCATGTGGACATCTTCTGCGGAGTTATGATTATGTATAAATTAGTTACACCGCTTTTTGGAACAAAGTCAACCTCTGTTCAACGGCTATCGGATAACGCTTTCATCCCATTCGACCCAGCCAACACAGACTACGCCCAGTTTAAGAAAGCCATCAGTGAAGAGACCGCACAGTTACAAGACGCTGAGGGGACTCTGATGACCGCCCAAGCAGCAAAAGACCTAATTAAGGAGCTACCATAATGCCAGTGAGTTTAATTCCAGCGGCAAGTGCAATTAACGGAACGCTACCCGTTGCTAATGGTGGTACTGGGTTAACTTCTGGTGGTCCTGCGTTTAGTGCTATTAAAACAAGTAACCAATCGGTATCCGCAAGCACATGGACAAAAATTACATTTGATAGCGAACAATTTGATACTGCCAATTGCTTTTCTTCAAGTAGATTTACTCCAAATGTTGCTGGATATTATGTAATTAATTGTAATATATTTATAACCACTCCTTCAACAAGTAGCTATATCCAACACGCTATATATAAAAATGGAAGTTTATTTTCTTTAATTACAGAAACACAAGTTACAAGTGTTTCATATGTTAGCGTACCAGGTTCAGTTTTAATTTATTTAAATGGTTCAACTGATTATGTAGAAATCTATTTGAATGCTGGATTTAATACTACAGCATACGGAGAAGCAACACCTTATACTTATTTACAAGGTTACTTAGTGAGGTCAGCATGACGCTTTATGAAAAAGTTATGGCTCTATATCCTAGCCTTACAACTGAGGATTTCTTAACTACCATCACACTACAAAACGACAGCGATGGTAAAGGCGATTACATAGCAAAGTGGAATCATCCTACTCTACCCCGCCCAACAGATGAGGAACTAGCATAATGTCCTACATAGGCAATGTCCCAACTAACGTAGCCTTCCTGACCGATACATTCAACGGTACGGGGTCTACTACCGCATTCACACTATCGGCTGCCCCGGCCAACACCAACTCTATTCTGGTAGCGGTCTCTGGCGTTTTGCAAGACCCAAGCACCTATAGTATTTCGGGCACCGCCTTAAACTTCTCTGCTGCTCCTCCAGCGGGAACAGGCAACATCTCAGTACGCTTCTTAGGTATCCCAGCGTCTGGTGTAACCACTACAGCGTATCGCACTCAAACCGAGTTCACAGCGACTGCTGGACAGACTACCTTCTCCGTGCCTTCTTATACGGTTGGCTTTATTGATGTGTACCGTAACGGTGCGTTATTAGGCTCTGCGGACTTCACAGCTACTAACGGAACCACGGTGGTTTTGGCTGCTGGTGCATCGTCTGGCGACTTAGTCGAGACAGTTAGCTTCTATGTAAGCAGTGTGCTAAACGCTATCCCAGCAACCAACGGGGCAGTAACTAGTGCGTATCTGTTAGATGGTTCAGTCACTCAGGCTAAGTTAAGTACTAATGTGGCTGGTAATGGTCCAGCGTTTAGTGCTTATTCAAATGCAAACCAAACGGTATCTACGGGAGTTCAAACAAAAGTTCAACTCAATACAGAAGTTTTTGATACAAATAATTGTTACGACTCAACAACAAATTACAGATTTACGCCTAATGTTGCGGGATATTATCAATTTAATGTTATTGGTGGTGCTACTGCATCTTCATCTTTAACTTTTAACTACATTAGTTTGTTTAAAAATGGTGCAGCTGTTAACTTGGCTGTTTATGGACCATATGCTGGAACTTCAAGCTATGCAAATCTTACGGCATTAATTTATTTAAATGGCACTACAGATTATGCGGAGCTATATATTCGAGTAGATGGAACTGGAACATTATCAATTAATGGCTCAACTCCACCAGCCGCAACTTTTATGTCGGCTTCATTAGTGAGGGCAGCGTAATGCTATACGAAAAACTTAAACAACTATACCCATCATTAAGCGATGCAGATTTTGACCCAATCAAAGGTGTCATCACACTACAAAACGATTCTGACGGCAAAGGCGATTACATAGCCGCATGGAACCACCCCACACTAGCCCGCCCAACAGATGAGGAACTAAAATGACACAAGCCGTTGCGTTAGCCCAACAAGCCTCTACGGGGGTATCACAAGGATTCAAGAACAGAATCATCAATGGTGCGATGGTGATCGACCAGCGTAATGATGGTGCTAGTGTGTCTATTGCATCAGGAGGCAATCCATATACCCTTGATAGATTCAGAAGTGACAATTCAACTGACGGTGTAATTACAGTTCAAAGAGTAACGGATGCTCCTACAGGGTTTGTTAACTCAATGAAATATACAGTAACCACGGCAGACGCATCTTTGGCTAGCACTCAATATGTGGGGTTAAATCAATTTATAGAAGGCTTTAATACCGCAGACCTAATGTGGGGAACGGCAAACGCTAAAACCATCACTATATCGTTCTGGGTTAAATCATCTATAACTGGCAATTACCCAGTAAGTTTTGATAATAATGCAGGAAATAGATTTTATATTGGACAATATAGTATTAGTTCTGCAAATACTTGGGAATATAAAACAGTAACTGTCGCTGGTGATACAAGCGGAACTTGGCTTACAGACAATCAACGTGGAGTTAATGTTCGTTGGTTTCTTGGTTCTGGTACTGGGTGGGAAAGTACTATAAATTCTTGGCAAACTGGGACTAAATATACTTTTAGTGGTGCGGCTTCAATCATCGGCACTCTTAACGCCACATGGCAAATCACAGGCGTACAGCTTGAGGTAGGCTCTACAGCCACGAGTTTCGATACCCGTTCCTACACCACAGAACTGCAACTTTGCCAACGCTATTATGAAACATCAGGTGTTATTAGTGCTGGAGGATATGTTGTAACTATTTCAACAGGCACAAACTCTATTAGTGCTGGCTCTACAACGGCAAACTATGTATTTGGTACCCTTGGATTTGCTGTGTCAAAAAGAACCAACCCAACAATGACAATTAATGGGGCAGGTGGAACTGCTAATACAGTAAGTATTCCCTGGTTTGGAACAGATTTAAATGCAAATTCGGGCGCTTTATGGACATCAGGAACATATGGATTTAATTTGTATAACGCATCAGGCGTAACCCTGTCAGCGGGTAATTTTGCCGTAAGTTTTTCGTGGAAGGCATCAGCAGAACTATGATTACATATAAAATAGCTAATTCTCCAGTACAGAAGTTTGTAGTTCGTTTGTCAGATATGGCAACTATCCCTTGCGATTCTGGCAACACCGACTACGACAACTTCAAATATCAGATTAACCACGACGAAGCCCAACTTCAAGATGAGGATGGGAACACGATGACGCCCGAACAGGCAAAAACATACGTAGCAACGCTACCCTAGGAGATAGAATATGCCATTAACACAAGTACAAGGCGGGATGATTCTTCCCAGTACGACATTAACGACTCCAATCGTGGCAACCACTTTAGGTGTAGGCGGTGCTACCCCATCTACTAGCGGTGCTGGTATTACTTTTCCAGCTACACAGTCTGCTTCATCTGATGCAAACACACTA